TTGCCATTGTTTTTTTATTTCATTGTCATTTTTACTATCTCCGGGTTCATCATAAGCTTGTTAAATTTAGCTTTGTTCCCACTAAAAATACTTCTAACTACTAAATACTTTAAGTCATTGGTAAAGTAATCCTTAGTACATAAACTAATTAAACGATCACTTATCTTTTGACTAACTGTATTTTCCTTAGAATATACTACTGCATAATTAGCTAAACGTGTGGCTAATGTAGATGCAATATCAGCACGGTATGTATCATCTTTTCCAACACAACCTCTAAGCTCACCTAAGATGTACGATTCACTATCATGAGTCAATAAATCTTTAGGTGTTACCAGTTTGTCCAGTTTATTATTAATAAAAGTAGTAAACATAGAAGCAAATGTGTCTCCTACTGAACCTTCACCAATCATCTGAATCATACTAAGGTTATCTTCAAAAGATTCAAAACTTGATATAGCATTAAAAAATGTAGTTATAGATCTTGCATTAGTTTCTTGCGTTACTAATTCAGGATTCAACAATAAAAAGTTGATACACCTTGAATCTACACCTGCTTCTTCCGCCCATTGAGCCCATACATTAACATCAAACTTAAGATTTGCAGTTACATATCTAGTTTTCTGTGCACTATCTACACTGTTAACCATGTAGTCACCATTATCCGGATTAGCTGTTAATATAATATGCCAATCTCTTGGAAGTGTCCATGAAATATAAGATTGTCTATCAATCAATTCCATACATGCTTGTATAAATCTTACATCAGCACGGTTCCAATCATCTAATAATAATATACCACCTTCTTTAGCATCTGCAATCCACTCTGGTGGACAATAAGACATTCTGTTCTTACCTGTCATTTTGTATCCTGTTTTAAGATACTCTTGTACAGCAAGTTCATCTACCCACAAACCAACTTTTTTTGTTTTTGGCTGTTGTATTTGTGTTAAATTAGATGATGCAGCTGCTCTTTGTGCTGCAGTATAAGATATGTCATTTGTCTTTTGAGAAACTGCTGTTTCTTTATACATCTGAAATTGACGTACAGGAAAACCTACTAAGTCACCCAACTCTTCTATCTGTGCTAAGTTTAACTTAACAAAGTTTAAATTATTTTCCTTTGCTAGTTCTACTATAGTGGAAGTTTTACCAATACCGGATTCACCAACCACTTCTACTGACACTGATTGTTTACCCTCTGCTTGTAAAAATCTATTATTCTTAATGATATGATTTACAAACCCTTTTAATTCTGTTGCGTTTAAATTTACTTGACCCATTTTTATTTTTTTTAATTTAATTTTATTACTTGACCTGGAAGCTCATTATTCATTTCAGATATACTACTTAGTACCCATAAGGTATTCTTAGGACAGTTATCTGGAGAATATGCTTCACCATCTGTTAGATATATAAGTGCTGTATATGCACTCTTATTCTCATTAAAGTGGTCTATTACAGGTTGGAATGAAGTCCCACCTCTACCATGTATCTCCCAATCTTTCTTTGGGTTGAATTCTATAACACTTCTTAAGCTTGTATCACATTGTGCCACTGAAATTTTATGACCTGTTTTATGCATATGAGCCAACTCACTAAAGAATTCTTTTAACTCTTCTGTATTTACAGAACCACTTGTATCAACACCAACAAGTATGTGATTTTTAAACTTAATCTTAAGACCTGGATTTTCAGAATAACGTTTATTATACTTACGTCTTAGCTTCTTAGTATATATAATACTAGAATTACCAACAAACCTTCTCAAATAACCTTTCCAATCAAACTTTGCAGGCTCAACATGCATAAGTTTTGCAATAAGCTCTGACAATTCTCCCGGTATAGATCCTTGTTTTTTTACTGTTTGTTCTACAGCTTCCTTTAACTGATGATCCACTTGTTTTTGAACCAATTTTTTATCAGCCTCTGATAAATCATCAAATTCATCCCATGTACCATGACAGTATTCTGATTCACCGTTCATCTTATCCATAAGACTATCTAATGAAGGAGAACTACCATCCTGTTGCGCCTGTTCCAAAAGATTATAATATACTTTTGTTCCTGCTTTATTAGGAAGATTTAATTCTGGAAAACTTGAAAGTAATAAGCCACCTTCAGGAAGCTTGTGTTCTGATATATATTGATTAATCTCTAAATCAGCTGCTATATTAAATAGCTTATGATCTGGATAAAGATCTCTCATTACTAAATGCCCAAACGCTATGTGCAAAAGTTCATGCTTAATCAAACCAAACCTATGATCTTCACTTAAGTCAGTGTAGAAATTAGGGTTAATTGTTAGCTGCATGCCAATACCGTGTTTACTAACACCTGCTGTAGGTATTCTATCACTGAATTGCTTATTTATACCAATCAAAAAGAGCCCATAAAAAGGCTCTTCAAATATTAAACTCTTAGTTGTTCTGGCAACTAAATCCTGTATATTTATCATATTTTAATTCTATTTAATATTTTTCTATAGGTTCTATCATTATTATAATGTTTTTTAATATAATAGTCTAAAAACTCAAAAGATAAAGTGTATCCTATATAATGCAACTCTTTCTTCATAAGAAACCTTTTTCTTTTTTCAAAATGTAATGCTTTAGCAAATAACATATCTGTTAAAGTATTATCTTTTAAATCAAGACAGTTATGACAATGTAATCCTAATTCAAAATCAACATCTAAACCATTTAATAACTTAAGAATACTAAAGAAATCACTTTCCTTCATCTTCTTCATTTTCTAATATTTCAATCCATACACCAGGATTCTGTTTATCATATGTATACTGAATGAAGACAGGCAAAATAAATTCTGCATTATCATCTTCTATCCATCCTGCTTTAACCATATCATCTTGTACAGTCTGTGCAGGGTTTATATAATCAAACTTATGCCGTGTACCTCTAACAAATGTAAAAGAAATTTTTGCAGGCATTTTATGTTTAGCTAATTCAGTTTTAAATTCCTTAGCATACTTTTCATAATACTCCTTAGTAAGTTTTCTATAGTTCACTACAGTCTTACTGGCTATAAAGTATTTACCTGTCCATCTTCTACCATTCTTACTTGAAGGTACAGATCCGGGTATCCACCATTTTCTATTTTCCATATTATTCATTTAATATTTTTTTTAATAATGGTTTCAGCATTGCATGAACTTTATCAAAACCATGTTCTTTCATAGCATCTGATATGTCTTTGCATATAGTTAAGGTAAAACCATCAATTTTATATGCATTTGCATATGCATCTATTGCCTTTTTACCTGCTTCATCATTATCAAATAATGTTATTACTTTTTTATATTTTTTCTTTAAGTGCTCTATCACATGAGGCTTTATCATTGTGTTCTCTGAATCTGGAGCTATAACTTCTAAATTATATCCCATACCTTTTAAACACATTGCATCTTTAAGTGATGAACATATTACCAAATAAGGCATGTCATACTTTAATTGATCTATGCCCTGGAGATAAGAACTTACTTTATGAAACTTGTGTTTACCTTTTGGTTGATATATCTTATATACATCACCGTGCTTATTGAAGTAGCCATACATATACAAAGACTCTATTTTCAATGTATTAATATCACCCGCCTCTTCTTTAATTAAATTGTAATATTCAATTGGTCTTACGTTATAGTTATCCAGTATAGACATTCCTATCCTAAAAGGTAACCAGTACTTTGCATCTAATTGATTCCATTGTCTTACTTTAATAAAGTCAACTTCCCATTTAGATACTGCTTTGAATTCTATTTTAATAGAACCATTTGTTTTAACATAAGCATTGTAATCTTTAACAATTCTTATAATTGCTGCAGAAAAACCTATTTGAAACATTAACTTAACTAAGTCAATCTTATTACCATTATTACCAGTAGAGAAATCTTTAAACTTGTATTGCTGTTGTCTAGGATCAACATAAACACAAAAGCTTGGAGTTTTTTCATTAGGATTAAATACTGAATGTATTTTAATATCCTGACCTGTTAAGGGTTCTGATAAATTTAAATAATATTGAAACACCCAATAGCTTGGTACATCATCTATTTCTAATACTAGATTTTTTGTGTTAAACATTCAGTGTATTGTTTTAAAATAAATCAAGGGGTGGTGCCGTGCCCATAATGTGCAACATTTAGATCTTCCTAAAGGACAAACATATGCAACCCACCCCTATCATTACTTAAATTAACTAATTATAAATCAAAATCACTCCCTGTTGATGTAGTTGGTTCAAACCCACTTGTTGGAGCAGCTACAGTTTTTACAACTTTTCTCAAATGATTTGTATCATTAGAATCAAAAGTTATAAGCTTGCTTGATTCAGAACCAATTGCTTCTACAGGTACATTACCTTTACTCATCTTAGGTAGATATAAATCATTATTTACATAGCCTTCTTTGTTTTCCCACTCACGTGAACCAAGACACATATTTACAAAACCAGTACCAGAGAATGTTGCATTACAAGCAGACATAAACTCTTCAATTGTATTTGCACTAATTTTATCTAACTCAGCTCTTTTATCTAAAGCTTCAGCTAAGAAAACCATAGCCTTCATAACTTCAGTATCACGGCTGATTTCATTACCATTAGGTAAAATAGTATCTTTAAATGGATACGGAGAAAATCTAACTCTACCTACCTGACCTTCATAACGTGGTCCATTAGGATTGTTTTGATCTTTTAAGAAACCTTGAAATTCACCGTCCATTGGCTCACCTTCTATATGTAGCATAATGTTAAATGCATTTGCATCATATGGTGTTTGATCAAAAGTAATAGAATTAATTCTTGCTACTTGATTACCTGGTCCAATTACCGGTTTTGCTTTGCCTGATCCGGCAGTCATTCCTTGTGTGTTAAACATAATTTTTGTTTTTTAATTATTAGTTTTAAATTTACTCTTCATATTTTTGAATACAGTCTTTTACATACTGTAGGTTGTTTGGGATGAAGAAGTCTTCAAACATACCTTGTGGTGATTTACATGTGTTCTCTCCTGAGTTCTGAGTTTCAAAACCATATTCAAGTACACCATCATCATTTTTATTTACTTTACCAAACAATACAATAGAAAACAAACCTTCCAAAGTTAATGTGTTATCTATCATTTTACCAATAGTCTTAGCTTTAATTTTTCTATTACCATTGATATCAGTTGAATCCTCTGAGTGAGTTAAAAAGAATACTGTTAAATCATCTCTTAGATCTTTAGGCATCTTAGCTACCTGAGCAAGATTTGCTGCAATCTGAGTAAATTTATCATAACCTTTTTCATTTGCTCTATCAAAATATTCAAAAGAACTCATATACTGCCAATCATCTACTACAAGAGTTTTAATGTGTGGCATTTTTTGATCTACATGACTAATAGCTTTCATTATGCCTTGAGCAGAAGAAGCTGTAGCAAGATTACCTTTGGAGTTTTCTTTGCTGATTTGTTTATACTGTGATTTCCAACCTTTAAACGGTAAAGGTTTATTTGCAATGTTAATTACAAATGTTTCATCAGGATTTAAATGCCTGACTGATGTGGACTTACCTGTCCCTGAGTCTGCTATGACTAATACACTGTTTGCCATTGATTTTATTTGTGTTTAATTGTATTGATTAATAAATTTATTGACTTATTAATTGCATCTAATTTAGACACAATATCTGAGTGATTGCTTTCTACTTTGTCATCAGGACTGGGAAGTTCAGCAAAGTCCAAATCTAATTTTCCTCTACTTGTTACATCATTGATAACTTTAAGCTCACCCGCAGGAACCATATGTCTTTTGAATCCTGAATTACTTGTAATTAACTCATACTCCTCTTTCCAATGAGGGTTATACTTTAGTAAATACAATGTTCTTTTTGGATCTTCTGAGTCATAGTTTATACTTACAAACTCTGTATATATATCCTCTTCTTTCTCCAATTCACTAGGGAAAAAACTAACATGTAGGTCATCTTTACCAGCAGGTCTATATGCCATTTTTGGTATGTACAGTGCATTAATTTTACCTTCTGTTTGAAAGTAATCTTCATGCTCTTCTTTTAATTTGTTTACTTTTTGCTTACGTTGTTCTGGTGTTATTGCCATTTTTAAATAATTTTAATTACTATCTTCTTTCTTGTTGACCTGGTGTTGCCATTTCTTCTATTTGCATTTGTTCAAATTTTGCTTTGAAAAAACTCATTCTAGCATCACCATTTCTTGCTTTCAAAAAATGTAAGACTAATGTCCTATCATTTTCTATTATGTATCTATCAGGTCCATAGAACCTAATCTTTTGTTTAGCTGGCCTGTTGATACCTATAAGCATATCTGCATGTTGTAACATTGCATCTGAACCAAATATATCTGATTCAAGTATATAGTTACCATACTTACCATCTATTGCTCTTTCAGGGTTATCAATATTTCTGTTAAGCTGTGATAAAGAAATAAACAAACAAGGATAATCTCTCTTACACTGTGTAAAGAATTCACCCAATTCAAATAACATATCTAATGTGTTATTCTGATAAGGAGCTCTTTTCACTAACATAGTATGATCTAAGGTTATTATAGTCTTTTTACCCTTATGTAAGTTCATATACATGTCAATTTGTTCACGCATTTGATTTACAGTCATAGGTGTTGAAACAATATCAACCGGGTGTTTTACTCTTTCCTTAGCATACTGATGGCAAGTGTTTAATGTATCAGAGGTTAATAAACTACCTGCACTACATAACTCTTTATATGTTTTACCAGTAATAGAACTAAATTCTCTAATAGCTGAGGTTCTACCAACCATCTCAAATTGAAATTCCAAAACTCTAAAATCATCATGAGGGTTAAGTGCAAATGACTCTCTAATTATTTGATCTTTAATTAATGTTTTACCTGAACCAGGTCTACCACCAATTACAGTTAATGTATTCCATTCTAGACCGTCAGTAGCAGCATCATTAAACTTAGGCCAAGGTGTATAAATAGACTTCTCAGTACCCTCTTGCCTGCCTTTCATATATTTCAATGCTTCATTGAATGCAGCATATTGCCCCACCCATTCTTCTGTTGGTCTACTCATTTTCTATTGTGTATATAATACTTTCTATATTATCAATGCTAGCATCACATGACTCTTTATCTGGAACCCATGTTTCATCTCTTAGCATTTGAAAATCTTCAAGTATGAGGTTTAATTTACTTAATACTTCTGTTATTTTTTCAGCTGTCATGTTATACTACTTTTTCTTTAAAGGTTTTTAATTCTGTGTCAATACCATCTCTAATCATATCACAGTAGTCTGCTAATGTAGAAGACTTAACCTTATGTTTATCCTGTTTGCAAATAAAGTACTGGCTAGTTTGCATGTACATGTACTCAGCATCTCTGAATTCATTTACATACATTCTAGTAGCTTCTATTACTTGTTCCCATTCATAATCATAAGTTTCAAAAAACCATCTAAAAGATTCTGATAGCATTTTTACATTTACCCTAGCAGGTTTACCACTTGGCAATTTCTGATTGGGAAATGTTTCTCTATAGGTATTTATTCTATCTACAAAGTCTTTACCCATCAATTGATTGTTGGTTTTCTTCTTTGCTTTAATAAAGTAATTATCTAAGTGGGCTATAAAAGTTTTTGCTTTTGGTGTAAGTTTGTATGTATCACTTTCAATTGTGACATACCCTTCTTTAACTAAAGCATCTTTATCTCCCTTAAGTATATTAGGCATTCCTATTTTTAGTTTCATACCAAATAATATTACTGCCTGATTTGGTGTTAAATTGTTTTTAAATATTGTCTGAAATAATTCCCACATTTATTATTTAGTGTTTTAATTGTTAAGTCATGTGCAGTTGTATACATAATATCTCCTATATAAAGCATATCCTTTAAACTTTTAAGTGAGTATGAAACACTAGAGTGATCTCTATTAACTGAAGCACCTACCATTACACGGGTATAATGTGCTTCAGAAGCAATACTCATATAAATTTTTCTAAACATTACATAATGCTTTTCACGGTTTGCTACACCTAAAGTTTTATATCCCCTTAAATGAGGATAAACATCATGCATTACACTTATACATGCTTCATGTATTATTCCTAATGTAGGTCTACTGTTCCATCCATTTCCTTCTTTATGAAAAATAGTAAGTTCTTTACCATACTTTGTTAGAATTTCAGCTCTGAATTTAATTACATCTAAATCCAGTGTACTATTTTGATTATCAACCATTTGTGTTAATTACTATGTTTACAAATTTAAGAAATATTACCAACTTATCAAAGTCTTATCTTGCTTTTTTAATTCATCATTAGCTTTGCTGAAGACATCATTTGAGTCCCAAACACCACCTCTATATGCTGCTGATGCAGGATGAGAGCATTTTAAAATTATTTGATTTGGTAATAATAATTGCCATGATTCTGCCTTTTTACCCATTAGTATAAAGACAATATCTTTATTGTTTTTATTAATTTCTGTGAATAGGTATTCTGTAAAAGGTTTCCAATTCCAATAATGAGATCCTATTTTATTAACTTCAACTGTCAAAGCTGTATTAATAAGTAAGACACCTTGATTAGCCCAACGTCTTAAATCATTATTATAACCTTCATACTCTCCGTAAAGTGCTTTGAATATATATTGTAATGACTTTTCTGTTTTACCTTTTTTACTACAGCTAAAAGCTATTCCGTCAGCTACATCTAATTGAGGATATGGATCTTGACCTACTATAACAACTTTTAAATTATCATAATCACACTCCTTAAAGGCATTAAATATGTCTTTAAATTGTGGTGTAAACCTTTGACCACCTTCAACTAAACTAACTAATGATGTTACAACATCATCATATGCTTTACTATTTATAAAGGGAAGAAGTATATCATCCCAATTACCCTTTTTAACATCTAATTTCAATTTATCTTTTAAAATATTTAAGCTTTCCATTATTTAATTTTATTATTTATGTATATTTGCTAACAAATAACATCTATTATGAGTGAAGAGAACAGATTACAGACCGTTGTAACATATGATCACAGCAAAGTTATAACTGGAATTACCATTTCATCAGCATACATTGCAGGAATTCAAAGAATTCTAACAGGAATGATGCTTGAAAATGAAAATCCAGAAAAACTCCCTGATATGTTTAAAAAGTTTGGTATAGTCATGAACCTTAAGGAAAATGAAGAACCAACAGAAAAAATAAACTTTAGTATAGAAGAATCAAATATCTATACACTATTTTCATTACTTCAACTTCTTAGATATTTAGCCAAAGAGCAAGGATTAGAAATTCATACTGAGACAGAAGCAACTACCGAAGATCTTAGTGAACTAGCAGATTTAGTTACAAAAGGTGCTGATGTATCAGAAAAAATAAAAGACATGAATAGTAAAATGAAGGTAGTAAAATAACTACCTTAAATTCATTCCACTAAAGTCTCCTATTTCTATACAAGATTGTATTGCAAGATTTAACTCATCTTTATCACAATCTCCAAAAGATTTACAGTACTCCTGTTTATCTCTAACAAAGCATAATCCAGAAGCTCTTTTAACCTCCATTTTAGCTTCCATAAAGGTGTAGCCTATTTCTTGTGCTATTTCTCTAATCATTGCATGTAAACGGGCTAACTGTGGGTTACTACCTTTAGCACCGCCTACACCTACAAATATTTCTAAATTAGAATCATCAGGTAATTGACTTAACCATTTTTTAAATCTTGTACCTGTAGCTTTTATAGGAAAGTGTAATTCTCCATTTTTAATTGACGCTTTTATATATATATTATCTTTCATATAAACATGTGTTCATCTGAATCTTCATCATTAATGTTTACTATTTCTTCAAATTCTTCTTCATCCATTTTATAACTTTTTATTTAAGTCATAAAAAGATGAGCTATCAATAATAGTAACTACTAAAGGTTGACCATAAATACCTGACTTCCAGAATCTATATACCATTTTTCCATGATCACTATCCTTTATTATAATAATAGATTGATCTTTATTGGCAATAACATGATCTGATTTCATTACAAGTTTCCTTGTACTGCAACTACTGGTAAATATAACCAAGATAGCTGCTAAAGTTAACTTTAAGTGTTTCATTGTTTTTAGTTTTTATTGATTTTCATGACTTTCTAATATTTCATCTTCAAGATTACATATATCATCCTCCACTATCATATCAAATACAGGAAGTATATCTACTACTACATAAATACCTTTGGCATTTTTTAAACTGCAAAAAGCATGTGTTATAACTACAGTAGAAGGATAACCTGGAGTTCCCGGATCACCGTTTGGTTCTGTCCAAACCATTGGTTCTCCTTCATCATACTCATATTCAATATCTAGCTCTTGATTATCATGTGTAAAGTGCGTATATGTTCCCATTATTTAAATCTTAATGCATTATCTATTTGTACAAAATGCTGAGCACATACATCACATGTAATATCTGACTCATTCTGATGCAATGATGCATTAAGACAATTTGGACAAGGTGTTTCTCCCATATGAACATATTCTTCACATGTTTGTCTAGCCAAGTCCTGTATGTATGCATCATAATCACCTCTGTATTCATTTTGTAACATTTCTGCCCATATTTCTTTCATTTTTCCCATAATTCTAATTTTTTAAAGGGTTGTAATATTGAACCTTTTTTGGATCAAAATCTTTCAAAGCATTTTTTACCCAAAGCTCATCTTGAGTTCCATTATAACATAGTATGTGACAAATTGCTGTATCAGATGGGTTTAATCTAAGTAATCTTCCAATTCTTTGGGAAGACTTCCTTTCATTACCATATGAATGCATAATAATACCCTGCTTTAAATCTGGTATAGTTACACCTTCACTCAACTGTAACACACAAGAAAGTCTGTCTATCCTACCATCAGAAAACAATTCTAAATTATCCTCTGATTTTTTATTACCAGAATGATAGCTATGCTTGCACAGTTTATCTGCTTGTTTCTGAGTATTTGCAAAAATCAAACACTTTGTATTCAAAGCATTAGATAATGATTTAACATATTCCTCTTTAGTATTATAATCCATCAATGCTTTCATTCTCATGATAGAAGCAAACTGTCTTTGCTTTGGTGTATTAGCTTCACCACAACGTTTTGTTGTATATGAATAGTCCAAAGCTTCTGAAGTCCACCAAAAACCACCATTCTTATTCTTTTTCTTTAAAGTCTTAAGTTTTGATAGTTCTAATTGATGAACTACAATCTTATAACTGTTAAGTATTCTAGAATCAGTGGCCTCATCTACTGTAAATGTGTACTTTATAGGACAAAATCTACTAACTAATTTACCTTTTTCAGAATCAGCATACTTAGGTGGTGTACCAGTAAGTCCCAGTATCTTACCCTTAAATTCAGATAAGAATGGCCTATGTGTATCTAACAAACTGTGACATTCATCTAAGTATAACAAATCATAATCATTTGGATTTTGTTTGTTTATAGATAAGTAAGTTGTAAACGTTATATGTGTAAGTAAACTTTCTAAGTTCATTTTACCTAATTCATCAATCCAAGATTGAGCTACTGAGTGCTTTGGTATAACAACTAATGCTTTTATAAAAGGATTGTAACACATTTGTAAATGCTGTATAGCTATTCTAGTCTTACCCACTCCCATTGATATGGCTAAACCTGACTTCTTAAAAGACAAAGCTGTGTCCAATGCAATTTTTTGTATTTCTTCTCTTTTCATAATCAATTATATAAGCTTCATATTATATTTAATTACAAGCTTAGCTTTAACACGCAAGCTGTCTTTTATTTTTTTTGTAAAGTAACCAGTAGCAGAATCTAATACAGTGTTTAATATTTCACACTCTAGTTCAGCTATACGTAATTTTATGTAGTGTACGTGTTTTATTTTCTTTATTAATTTCATGATTTTAATTTTAAATCTTATAGTTAATGTCTTGTTTGTGAATAACCTAATTCAATGGCTTTCTTTGGGTTTTCTTCTATCCAAGCGTGGCATTGTCTACATACAGATAACCAAGTAGATACTTCCAAATGATGAAGGCCTCTACCTTTCATGTGATGAACATCAGTTGATGATTTATTACAATTAGGTAAAGAAGCTTCACACATTGGTTTTTTTTCCATAAACTTTCTTCTAAGAATAGTATAAGCGGCATCAGCTACTTGCATTTTCTTAGATTTTTTGTTAATTGGTTTTCTCTGTAAAGGTTTTTTATTATCCTTTGATCTGTACCAGCAACTTTTGCAATACCGGCTGCCTTTATCATTTTTCCAAATGAACTGCTCAGTATTGCAATTGTTACATAGTTTTTTTTTCTGTTGAATCATACCTTAAGTTTGAGTTGATTCTCATTAGGAGTAAGTGTAAGATAATTTGCTGGTAGCAAACCTTTAGACATAAATAATAATATTACATCTTCATAAGCAACACCTAAGTCTTTAAAAGACATTGTATTGTTATAATCTTCTAAGTACTCATCAGCAGGGACAGCAATGATTGCTTCCATACTAGGACCTCTGAAGGTATTTTGAAAGTAAGCCATAATCTTTTTATTACAGATCATTTGTTTCCAGGCATTAATTTCTCTTTGACCTCTTCTCCAAACTTTGGATATTCTTCTTTTCTTATCCCAGTGTAACTTGGCAACTTCTGACGGGTCATATACATTTAAACCATGCAATACTCTTTTAAATAAAAAGTGTTGATATGAATTTAGTTTTGTATAATGAAGGTCATTAATAATTGAGGGCGGATGTAACTGATATTGTTCCAGTATTCCATAATAGTGGTAACGTTGCAGTTTCTGGTTTAATAAGGTTTTACTCTCATTAATTTTTACTTGGTTTAATTGTTCTTGAGATAACATACATGTGGTTTTAGTTTTTAATTAATTTAATTTAGTAATTGTGTAAATAAAAAAAAGGGACTATCACACTTTACAGTGATCCAGTCCCTAATTTGTATTCTTTAGTAAGATTTATAACTCAAACTCTTCTGCTGGCTCAAGTTCAGCTTCTACTTCAACAACTTCTTCTGTTTCAGTTTCTTCTGTGTCAAATCCAAATGCCTCTGGTGCACTTGCAGTTTCTACTTTAGCCTTTGGCTTTTTAGTCAAATCAAAAGCTGATTTGTTAGCCTCCTTAATAGCTTCACCATTATTATGAGCTATTAATACATCCTCTGCAGTTGCATCAGCAACAAAGAATGTTTTCCTATAAATAGGTTCTCCATCAACACAGCATATAATACCTGTATCTCCTGCCATTTTATAATCTCTGTCAGGGTCATTTGTTGAAAAAGGAGTAAGCTGTTCTTTAATAATAATTTTACCTGGTACTGAAGCCATTGACTCTAATCCAATAGACTGTAAGTCTTCTAATTTACCATGTAATAATGTACTTATGTTTGATTTCTTAACCCAACCTGCATTACCAAAGGTAACTCTGTCTTGTTGTAATCTTACATAACCGTACTCTGAACTTGTACTTGATTGGCGGATAACATTTCCCATGTCATCAGCAATGATGTTTACTTTACTTTGCATAATTTTTGTTTTTTGTGTTTATTAAAAATGATTGTTTTGATGTGCCTATTCTTTAGACATCATCCTTGTGAAAATACGAGTCATCCCTTTTTTCTTGATCTTCTATCTCATCCAATGTTCTTGAATCTTCTACAATGATATCTTCATCATCATTGTCAAAGTCATTTACAATTGGATAGGGATTGGAAAACTTGTTATAAAAAGGATCACCCACTTCTTTGGTATACACTACACCTAAACCATTAAGGTCTTTTATCTCATCATCTGTAAGAGATAAATATTGCTCAACTGAACACTCCACTATACGTCCATTAGGTAATTGTACTATCATTTTTTGCTAAGTAAGTTTAACAAAAATATAATAATTTATCCATCTAATTTGATTATAGTAAAACATCTTTCATTGAATGTAGTAAGTAATTGGCATATATATAGCTAACAGTACTATTTTATTATTAGCTTTCTACCTGCCCTTTTGATATAATCCTTGTCTTTCAGTTCTTTTATCAATCTTTTTGTGGTTCTTTGACTTATATTTAAGTCATCACTTATTGTTGAAATAGAAGGAAAACAAGATCTTTCTTTGTTTGCATAACAAGCTAAAACAGAGTATAAAGCTTTAGCTCTCATTGATAAATCTGGTGCTGTTATAACCTCACGGCTAACAATACCAAATTTATATGATTTCTTGGACATAATCTTTCATGATGGCAAGCAAAGCAGTGTTAGCGTCAACTTCATTTTCAAGTTTACTGTCACCAAATCTATACTTACTATTCATCATGTTACCAAAGTCAGTCTTTTTATCTGTTTTTAACCATTTGTTATACTCTGAAGTTAAAAGTTGATATGATATCTTTGCCATAGTTTATGTTGTTAATGAGTTTCTACCAATTCAAATAATTCCTGTTGAATTACTTTATTATAAAAAGGTATTTTGTTTTTACTAATTAGTAATAGATCAAATGTATTAATTTTATTTTGATCCAGCTTTACATTACCATTATCACTATCATAATAAAGTATATTAACCTCCATAGTATTACAGTAAGGATCAAAGTCACTTGACCAAGAACCATCACCTGTTATTATACCATAGACTAAACCCTCTTTAGTAGCAAGACCTTTATCTATTAATGTATCTAACTCATATTTTTCATTTTCATGATAGCTTGGTGGCATAAGTGTTACATAATCACCAATTGCAAAACTGGTAAATGTATCACTTGATAGTATACAATTAAGAAGATAACTTATGTGGTCATTACTTAGACCATTCTTAAGTATATTTCTTATATGCTCTATATTACTTTTATTACTTACTTGTGTTTCATCTATTAATTTAATTAGTAGACTTTCTGTTGTCTTTTCAGATAAGGTGTACGTTTTATTCATTATGTTTTGAGTTTTATAAACATAGTAGACCAGCCTTTTATTAAGCTGAGTCTACTACGTTTGGTTACCACTAACCATATATTATTAGGTTATCTCCCTAGCCTTACTACCTAGTGTTATTATAGATATAATAGTACTGGTGTTGTTAGGGTGTCAGGAATGGCCCTTTTATTTATCTTTTTGAGTGTTGTGTTATTTCTAATGCACAAAGCGGTAATAGAATATGTACAGATGGAACACGTTTGAAGTCTTTGTCAAACCCCATACCTACTCCAACCATTGGTAGAAACTCAATTGTTACTTTAGGTAGCATGTGTACATAGTGTAAATACTTACTGACTATAACAGCCAGTATAAAGGTGGATACAGTTATTAATACTATACCTGTTATTGGAAATGGTTCTTCAACACAAGCACCTAATGTACTAATTACTGTTGTTGTTGCTTTTGCCATTGTAAATGTAAATAGTAGTGCCACGGATATTAGTGGCATTACTATAACAAAAAAGATTTTGATGAGAGATTTTATTAATTTTTTCATGATTTTAATTATTATAAGATGATACGTAATTTATATATTCAGATATAGGGTCACGATGGTGTACCTCAATAAGATTGTTATCCAATGCTAACTCTCTTAACTCATGGTTATCATGAAGAGTGTTATTTAAATCATTCATATCTGGTGATTCAAGTTCATTACGCTTTACGGTGTAATGTTGTTCCCCTGTAAACAGGTTAACGATTGGATTTGCTAATGAGGTATACATTATGATACCTATATTTTTTTTGTGTTGAACAAACTGTTCACGTTCTAAGATTAATATTTGCATGGTTATTTAATTTAAGTGGTTAATGTAATGTAAAGACACCTTAAAGAAGCAGATGATTAAGGCTTGTAGTCTCCTCATACTATACTAGTAATAGTATAACTGCTCCGGGTTGTTTGTTTTGTGTCATTCAATCATTTTGATTGGTGCTCTACGTAAAGATTGTTAATGTGTTATTTTAGTTTATCATCAAGGTCATAACCTACAAATACTGAAGGTATCCAACCAAATATGAAACCTATACCCATTGTTGCTCCATGTGAGAAGCATTTCTTGAATGACCAGGTGTCTTGTAACCACCATACAGTGGTATTGATTAGTAGTACTGTGATAATGAATGTAGCTACTACAGCTATTAAGATTTTTGTGTGTTTCATTTGATTTTAGATTATGTGGTAAATGCAAGATTGCGGGTAATGTTATACTATTCCTATAGAGGAAGAGACAACTTATTATTTGTTTATAGTGTTCTAAGTCTTATTGTCTTTAAGTGTCATCTATGCTCTTGTGTTAGCTATATCTATATATTATACCCAAGTAATAACTTTGATGGCTTTAAAGGTGGTTTATATGGCTTATGAGAGGTCACACATATAGTGCAACACACAAATAAATATAATTTACCACACCAAATTACAATTTATAGTTAATAAATGTAACAGAGCACTCATTAGCTGGGGAGCAGAGAGCATGAGGATTACAATGAGCAGAAAATAGAGAAAAAGAAGATAGAAAGATGGAAAGATGGCTGGAGAT